TCCACAGCAAAGTTTTTTCTATCTCTTTCCACATCAGCTTTAAATGTGCGAAGCTCTCCAACTTCCTTTTTCAAAGTTGAGAGTTCGGACACTGATGGGTAGAAGTTACCTGAAATTGCCTTCATATAAGACAGCATGGAGCCGAAAATCAACTCTGGATTAGCGTCCTTGCCCTTAGCGATTTCGTCTCTGCAAGAATTAATTGCACCACGAACATCTTTGAAAGCATTTTCATCAAGGTCTGCAAACATTTTTGTTTCGTTCTCCAGAAAATCGAGTACAGGTTTGACTTCGACAAACGAATAAACGCTCATCTCATCACCATCCGGTTCTTCATCAGGAGAGTCATCCCCCTCTTCGGGAGCATCCTCTTCAGCCATTTCTTCTTTCTTGTCTTCCTCTGGCTGGTCTTCCTCTGAGTCACCGTCCTGCATCATTTCCAAAGTTTCGGTATTGTTTTCATCCTTGACATCTTCTTCAGAAAAAGATTCTTCTTTTTTATCTTTATCTAAAATTTCTTTTGTCATATCTTTCTTTTCCTCCAATCCCAAGTAGTTATCTTCGACAACATTATCTGAATAACCCTTTTCGTTTTTCTGAGATGTTTCTCCAGTTTCATTATTTTCTCCGTCAAAAGCAAACGCCTCAAAAGATTCCTGCTCCTGCTCGGAGTCAATTCCAAGTTTATTATAGATTTTATTAATCTTAGAGACAACAGAGTCTTCTCCCTGTCCCTTTGCTCGTTGTAAAGCGGAGGCGAGACCATATCTGTTGTATACCAATTTCCCGTCACTTATTTGCATGACAGGATATTTAAGGTGAGAACTTGGGGAATCTTCCCAACCACCTTCAACCAACATATAGACATCTGAAACAACCGATTTATAATTTCTAGCGTTCAAAACTTTATTTCTAAGAGATGTTTTATCGACATTCCCCCAAGAAGATGTTGACATGGATTCCTTTGATTTATCCACCCTCAGTGATTCTCCACTGCCCCAGTCTTCTTTTGAAAAGTTATCGGTACTGCCTGTCCCATCTCCAACCAGATTCTCATATTCCTCTTTGGCTTGTTTAAAGTCTTCGGAGAATTGAAGAACTGCTTTTGCACCACTTATTGCAGGAGAAATATACTCTCCAAGTATCGTGATGGCATTATAGCAGTAATCTACCAATTCCATCAGTCCAGTTTTCTCATCCTCTTTGGCATCAAAAACTTCTATTTCTACACTGACTCCCTTGCTTCCATCTCTCCTGAAATAATCCAGCAATCTACCAGAATATCTTTTCCAGATAAGGGCTTCAATTGACATGATGATATGAGAACCATCACTTGACTTTCTAAAATCAAGTATGCTATTAGACGGAATAAATCCGGCTGGAACTTCATCTAATTCATGCCCTGCGGCATCGTCCAAACGCTCATCAACTGCAAAGACAACAGGTTTTAACAAAATTGTTTTTGCTGTTCTTTTTAACGTTTCTTCTGAAACAAAAGTGTCGTGAGCCGATGGAGATGTTGAAAAGCAATCTATTAGAAGTTTAGAGAATTGCGTTTTATCTATATCGCTATCTTCTACAGGACTTATGTTTTCAACTGAAAAAACCAGTTTCTTACTATTCAAATACATCACCTCCCTTATAAGAAAAACTCTCTATTCGAAGAGAGTTTCTGTAAGTATTTGTTCTATGTTTTCAAATTCCCAGTAAGGAATTATTAACAACGGTATTCCATTGTTTTTGCAATATTTTTGTTTTATTTTATCCCTTTTTATAATGTTTCTAAATTTTTTATTAGTTGAACTTTTTTCTTCTCTATGAGAAAAATCAACAGGCTTATAATGTTGCTCTCCATTATATTCTATTAACAAGTTTATAGGAAGGATGTAGAAGTCAAAAGGCAAAGGATAAATATATCTACATTCGTTTATTCTATACTGAGCAAAAAAGTCAACGTTTTCTATTAGATTTATTTTTTGTGATAAAAATTTATGTATTCTATCTTCTCCATTTGAAAAAGAACATTTTTTACAATAAACTCTTTTAGACTTAACCTTATTATCTATAGATAATATATAGTCTTTTCCGCACTTTTCACAAACCCACATAACCTTTTTGTGGGATGAAGGTGCAAAATCATATGGACTATTTTTATTATTATTAGACCAAGCGTTAATAATTTCAGGAAACATATAACCAACCGATGTTTTTCTAACTACCTGAAATCCGTAGCAAACTCCACAGCCATTTCCACTCAATATATCTGACCAAGACATATAAAAATTATTTTTACATTTATTACAAAACAACTGTAACTTTTTTCTATGCCCTTCATAAATATTATTTTTACATAAACTAAAAGATTTATTGTTTATTAAAATCCAATTTTCTATGTTTTCTAACGTGAAAGGATTTCTTACATCAAATTTTGCCATTCCTCTTTTTTCTCTAACATGACTTAGAAAAACATCAAATTTATATCCGTCAAAATCCTCTATAACAACTTTTCTGACTCCTCTTTCGTTAGTATATTCATGAATAAGTTCATATCCAAAAGAATTAACTATTTCGTATATTTCTTCTTTTGTTCTTTTTACTCCGCTAGTCATTTCATCTCCTACTGAATATCCCAGAATTAAAACTGGCGGAAGGATGTCTAGGAGGGCATCTTTTCGGGAATGACCCTATCCGCCTATCTAATATTACCACATATACTTGTTTTTGTCAACAGATAAATTAGAATGCACTAAGCACTTTTATTCTAAACGGCATCTTTTTGAGAGCCTGTTCCAGTTTTTCTGTTTTTCTAAAATACCAGCGACTCCCGTCGCCTTTCATTCCGAACACAAAGAGATGCTTACTGATAAGCCAATCTCGGACATATCTGTTACATTCATACAGCTTGGATTTATCCAAATCTTCTGCGTTTATTACATACATAAAACACCTCTTTTATTCATTATTTAGAAAGCCAAGTAAACGATTACATCATCTTCTGTAACAGAATAAGTTGCCGAACCATCAGCAACGGTTATAACACCAGCCGAAATAGAGATGTCTGCATCTGCCATAACGTTTACGCCAGCACGCCAGATATTGGCAAGATAAACAGTCGCACTAGCATTGCCTGTATCGATGTCCAATGTTCCAGCAGTTTCTTCCGCCGCAGTTACCGTATGCGTACCCAACCATGAACCAAGTTTGGCATCCTGAGCCGCCCTATTCATTTTATTGAGTTTGCCTTTTGTTGCACTAGATAAAGCCATATTTCCTCCTCATTATATTTTATATCCTACGGAGCATCTATATTAGGATACACCGTAAATTCAACCACATTCGTATACCACACTCCTCCAGCAAACGTTATTATCGCCTGATATTTCCATTTGCCAGAGGAGGTAAAGGTACTCGAATCTGTGATATAAACCATCTGTCCATCTGTACCTCCCAAATAGGGAGAAGCCGTTTTATCGGTAGAAACGTGGGATGGAGATTCAAATCTAAAAACAAGAGACGTGGCAACCGATAAATCCACAACACTTTCGTCTTGGTCATAAATGGTCGATATAAAAGCCGTACCATCATCTCCAACATGAATTTCAGGTATTGTTTGTGTTGGGTCTCCCAAAACATAGGGCATTTGCACCTCCCTCTAACCTATATGGTCTACATTAATTTTCTTTTGTACTACCATTAAATTATCTTCTTTTTTCAAAATGACAGTTCCATTCGTATTAAATTTATTTGAAATAAACGAATTCGTATGGTAATGAGGAGAGTCGAATACAGTTCCATTGGCACTAATTAAAATCGTCTCCAAAGTAACAGAAAGATTTCCACCAACACCTGTATATACACCACCGCTTCCAGAACCAATCAGGTCTTCCAATGTTTGTGCAGTCTGACCCGTTATTATTACCGAACCGTCGCTTGCAACCTGTAAATCATCCAAAGCATTGGATGAGTCACCTATAATTAATACAGCACCTTGAGTCGTAGAAGAAACATCCCCAAAAACAATAGTGGAATTACCACTAATATCTATAGAGCCAGATGAAGTTGCAGATATATTCTCCAAGTCTTTTTCAAGACTTCCGCTTATTTCAGCAACACCCGAAGAAGAAACAATAGAGTCTTCCAAATTTACGGAAAGCGTTCCTGTTATGGGTGCTTCACCGATTACTCCAGAACCAGACAGAGTGGCATCTTCCAATGTAACGGAAGTAGAACCATCAACGTCTACGTTTCCAGAGGATGTTGAGTAAACATCTTCCAATGTAGAATCAACATTTCCGTCTATAGCCGATTGTCCAGAAGATGATAAAGAAACATCATCTAGGGTTACGTTTGTATTCCCATCAATGTCTGCGACACCAGAGCCAGATAATAATGCATCTTCCAAGTTGGAATCTAAATCACCAAATAACGAAGAGCCACCAACAGCACTCAAAGAAATGTCTTCGAGAGTTGAATCCAACTGTCCGTCAATGTCAACTTCTCCAGCACCGCTTGTTGTTACATCTTCCAACGCTTGCGATGTCTGTCCATCAACAATTGATTCCCCAACCCCAACCAGAGCTATGTCTTCCAACGTTTGTGATGTCTGTCCATCAACAATGACATCTGTAGCTCCAGACAGAGTCACATCTTCCAAAGTAGAGTTCAAAGAACCATCTATCGGAGGATTACCCAAAGAACCTGTGGCACTTAGAGAAGCGTCTTCCAAAGTTAATACAGCCGAGCCGTCCACCAGAACTTGAACAGAGCTTGTGGATGAAACATCTTCAAAAGTATATTCTAAAGAAGAATCAATAGGGGCTTCTGCACTCCCTGTAGAAGATAAATCTTCCAAAGAAGTTGAAGCAGAACCATCTATATCAACAAGACCTGCACCATTCAATGATGCATTTTCCAGCGTACTACTTAAATTACCAAAGGAGGCACTGCCTCCGCTGGCAATCAATGTTAAATCTTCAAGAGTCTCGTTCAAA